ATCATCGAAGTGGTCGATCGTGCGTTTGTCATATCGAACAAAAGCAACCCATCGTGGCTACCAACGACCGTATACCATAGTGGCTGGCGTTCTAGGCCAGATAACCTCATGGCAATGGGTCCATTAGATAACTTGGTCGGTATGCAATATCGTATTGACCACCTAGAGAACCTCCGTGCAGACGTTTTCGACCAGATCGCTCTACCTATGCTAAAAATCAAGGGTGATGTAAGAGATTTCGACTATGAGCCCGGTGGTCGTATAGTTTTGGGAGACGAGGGTGACGTAACATCCCTTGTCCCAGAGAGTTCAGCCCTACAGGCAGACTTCCAAATCCAAAATCTTGAGAACAAGATGGAGGAGCTAGCAGGTGCACCAAGGAATGCTATGGGCATTCGGACACCCGGCGAGAAGACTGCCTTCGAGGTTGATGCTCTAGCAAACGCCGCTAACCGTATCTTCACTCATAAGATCGGTAAGTTCGAGCGTGAGTTTCTTGAGCCTGTCCTTAACGGGATGCTCGAAAGCTCTCGACGCCTCATGAACACTTCGGAAATCGTCAGGGTTTTTGACGAACCGACTGGGATCACTAAATTCCGTGAGATAACTCGTGAAGATATCAATGGTAACGGAAAGATCAAGGCTCGTGGCGCAAGTCACTTCGAGGAGCGTAACCAGCGTGTTCAGAACATTAACAACCTGATGCAGATCAAGATGGCTGACCCGTCAGTTGGTATGCACTTGTCAGGCAAGGAAATCGCAAGGATGCTTGCTGAAGAAATCGGACAGGAAGCTCTGTTCGGAGAGAACATCGGTGTCACTGAGCAGTCTGAAACCCAGAAGGCTGGCCTCGATGCTGAAGCAGACGTCAACGAGGACCTTGAGCAGAAAGCGGAGATGGGCCTATGAAGTCAATATGGCTTAAAGGTCATGAAAAGAATAAGGAGGCTAGACGTGAGCAGATTAAAAGTGCTGCTTGGGCGTTCAGTCTCCTTGAGGAAGTCTTGGAGAAGGAGTTCAAAAAGAAGCCCCTTCCGAAAGACTATAGTGATCCACAGTGGGTCCACAAAACGATTGCAGCGAATGAGTACAACCGTGCTCTCGATGACCTGCTGTCACTAATTCAAATTAACGAAGGATAACCATCCAATGAGCGTTTTCGACGACAACCAAGCCGTAGCAAACGATACCCAAGCTGCTCCTGCAGAAGGCCAGACCCAAGCCGACTACGTGAAGCAACTTGCAGAGGCACGCGGAGAAAAGTGGACTGATCCACAAGTCATTGCCAAGGGGAAACTTGAGGCTGACGAGCATATCACGAACTTAGAAAAGCAGCTTGCAGAGATGCGGGATGACCTAGCTAAGAACAGCTATGCGGAGCAGGTACTTGAAGCACTGAAGAACAAGGACGGTACCCCACACCGTGAACCTTCAGAGCCCAACAACAATAATGTAGGGGACGGATCAGATCAGAACACCACTGACAAGACCGTAGATATTGATAGCCTTGTTGAGCAAAAGATGTCAGAGCGAGAGCTTAAGCAGACTATTGCTCAGAACGTATCGACTGTAGAGGCTCACTTGGAGCAACAGTTTGGTACAGAGGCTACGAAGGTTGTTCAGGACAAAGCTAAGGAGCTTGGTATGTCAATGGACAAACTGAAGGCAATGGCGGGTGAGACCCCGAAAGCCTTCTTAGCCCTCGTAGGTTCGGCCCCGATTGTAGAGCGTAATGCTAACGTCACTTCCAGTGTCAATACTACGTCAGGGCAATTTCAGAACTCTGGTCAGAAGAACTTCCAGTACTGGCAGAAACTTCGCAGAGAGAACCCCAATCAATATTATCGTCCTAATGTCCAGAATGAGATGGTTAAGAGCCGTCAGGAACTAGGCGATAAGTTCTACTAACAAGGAGATAGTCTCATGGCTATGACTACAGCTAATTCTACCCTTCTGACACGTCAGGAGATTTGGTCCGCTGAGCTTAAAGAGACGTTGAAAGACGACTTGATGGCACAAAGCTACGTGCGTATGCTCGATGGTTTTCCAGACGGCGAGACCTTTACGATCCCATCGGTCGGCGATGCTCGTACTGATGACTACAATGAGGACGCTGCTGTTCAGTACCGTCCGCTCGATACTGGCGAGTTCCAGTTCTCGATCACCGAGTACCTCTCTTCGGGTACTTACATCACTAAGAAGGCCGAGCAGGACATGTTCTACATGAACGAGCTTGTTTCTTCCTTCGTGCCTAAGCAGCGTCGGGCTATCATGGAGCACTTCGAAGTGACTTCCTTGGCGGCTCCAGAGGCTGGTGTTTCTGCTAACTCGCAGGAAGCAGTCAACGGCGCTAACCACCGCTTCTCTGGTGGTAACACTGGTGTCATCGAGCTTGCTGACTTTGCTGCTGCTATGTACGCCCTGAAGAAGGCTAACGTCCCTCAGGAGAACATGGTTGCTATCGTCGATCCTTCGGTTGAGTTCATCGTGAACACACTGACGAACATTGTGGGTGTTTCTGACAACCCAATGTGGCAGGGTATCCTCGAAACAGGCATGGGTCGCGGTATGCGCTTCATCAAGAACATCTATGGCTTTGACGTCTATACGTCTAACTACCTGCCAGCGGTGGCTGACAGCGCACTTCCTGACCGTGGCGGAGCAAACAACGTAGACTACTCGTCCACGAACGGTAAAGCGAACTACTTCTTTTCGGCTTCGGGCGATGTTCTTCCTCTGGTTGGCGCATGGCGTCAGGAGCCAGAAGTGGACATGGAGTACAACAAGGACTACCAGCGCACTGAGTTCGTTACGACGGCTCGTTATGGTGTCAAACTGTATCGTCCTGAAAACATGGTAATGGTTGCTTCAACCCCAACGATCACCTAATTTAGCTAGAAAGAAGGAGAAATAAATATGTCTATTTGGACAAATAGTGATGGCCTGAAGGTTCGCTTCGGGCTTGACCGTGCAACGTCAGTACCTTCGGGTTTTGACGCGGCAAGTAACCGTAAGTCGCTAACGCATAAGTTCGCGTTTGGTGACATTGCAACTACTGATGTTACTGCGCCTGCAGAGGATGAAGCCTTCATTCCTGCTGGTTCGATCATCACGAGTGCAATCCTGTATGTAACTTCGGGCTTCGTTGGCGCTACTGGCACCCTCGACATCGGCCTGAAGCTTGCGGACGGTACCAACACTGACGATCAAGGCATCGACGCTGCCATTGCTGTAACGGCACTGAACGCTCTCGGTGACACGATCGTGTGTGACGGTGCTTATATTGCAGATGGGGACCTAACGGCTCTCCGCATCACTGCGGACCAGTATATCATGACTACGTGGGACAGCGCAGCCTTCACGGCTGGTGCAGCTACGTTGGTTGTTGAGTATATGGACCTAGAAGACTAAAACTAACGTACCCTCGGTCTTCGGACTGGGGGTACACCCTAATTATTATGGAGACGCACTAATATGGCAAACGTACAACACTCCGCGCTTACTGGTGCTGAGCTTCACGAACCTAAGGGAGTAGCCGCTGCTACTTCAAAACAAGTTTACATTTCAGACGGATCAACCTCAGGCGCATGGACCGACTGGCCTACGGGCTTCGGGTATTACCTCGACGCGGGCGCTTCACAATCCATATCAACTACTGAAAGCCTAATCTCTATTGATAAGGCAGGAACGGCAACAAACGAGACCGCCCTCCCTCGTGCTATTCGTGGTGTAGGTACTCTATGGGCATCAGACAAAATCACCCCAATCGCAGTAGGGGACGCCTACGAAATTCGTCTTGACGTCCCTGTCACCGCTAAGGCTGGTTCCCCCGCAGAAGTTACTTTTACTTTTGACATCGGGGGCTCAACCTTTGGTAGCGCAGTTGCTATAGTTGAGAACTACTACCCAACAGGGAAAGCTACCCCATACACTATCTCTATCTCTACAACCTTATTTACTGCGGCTACGTTCGTTGCAAACGGGTGTCAAATTTGGGCGGCTACAGATACAGGTACACTGACTGTCCTTAACCCCGGCATATTAATCACCCGCGTTCATGGTGGAGGTATCTAATGCCCCAGTACACCCTGCTGCAGATCGTGCAGAAAATTCTCAGTGACATGGACGGAGAAGAGGTCAACAGCATCGGTGACAGCACTGAGGCTACTCAGATCGCATCTATCGTTGAAGACACCTTCTACAACCTTGTCACTAACCGAAAGTTGCCAGAGCATAACGAGCTTATCAAGCTGACTGCTCTCTCAGACAGCAACTTCCCTAGTCACTTCCGTGTCCCAGATGGCACGTACAGGATCACGAACGTGTCCTATGATGCATCAACGGATAGCTCATTCGAATACAAGAGCATCAAGTGGTGTGAGCCTGAGGACTTCCTCGACCTTGTTGACAGTGCATCAGGTACTGCAGGTACGGACTATAAGAACGTATCCGACAAGAACGCAGGATCGAACTTCAGGATCAGACTAGACCGTATGCCATCGTATTACACGTCCTTTGACGACTACTACATTGTCATGGACAGCCTAGATCAGACGATCGACAGCACCCTACAGACCTCCAAGGTCAGGGCTATGGCTACAGTCATCCCTGTGTTCGATGCAACCAATGATGACTACGTTCCTGACGTAGACGCTAACTTTCACCCGCTACTTCTTGCCGAGAGCAAGTCCGTAGCCTTCTCCCTGCTCAAGGGTGGACCTGATCCTAAGCTAGAACAGGCATCACGCCGCCAGAGAGCAGACATTTCAGATGACCTCTACAACATGAAGAAAAGCAGGAGCATTTCTAAATATGGCCGTACTTGATAAGATCGCAACCAAGCGGATTAAGAAGTGGGGCGAAGGTCCCGGTGAGTATGACACCTTCTACGACTACAGGGGTGTGTCAATCCATTACGAGGAGGGCTTAGACGACGTCTGGAAGAAACCATATGTCAAACTCCGGTGTGAGGAGAAGATGAAGGGCTCTATGAACGTAGAGAAGGCCATAGGAGGCTCCAGTATGTTCCTTATCACCACTGAGGTAGGGCAGGTACCAAAAAACCTCAGAGGCCGCTACACGGACCTCTCCGAGGCTGTACGGGCCGTCTTCGATTACCTCGCTAGTATGCGACCCACACAACGCAAGCGAATTGAAGAAAACATAGAGAGAAAAGAGGCTGCTAAGCAGTCATAGGAGTTATGAATGGCGCAGCAGGTTGGACAGAAGCCCAAAGTTCAGTTGAACAAAGGCTTAATTACAGAAACAAGTGAACTAAATTTCCCTGAGGGAGCCTCTGTCGATGAGCTTAACTGTAGCCTACTTCGGGATGGCTCACGCAGACGTAGGCTAGGCTTTGAGTACGAGACAGGCTTCAGCACTGATGCTACTGCTACAGTCACTGACGGGGACGTCACCAGCATCCACACATGGAAGAACGCTGGTGGCTCCGTAGGCATTAACCTTATCGTCGTGCAGATGGGTGGTACACTACACTTCTACACAGAGAGCACTGCAGCTATCTCGGCTAACAAGCGGAGTTTCACGCAGGCCCTATCTACATTCGAAAGGCCCACTGGATCAGCCGCTACTGAGAAGATACAGGTCACATCCCTACAGGGCTACTTGATTGTCACGAGCCCAGAGATAGATTCGTTCTACATTAACTATGATGACGCCCTAGGAACAATCACCTCTACGAAGATTGACTTTCGTATCAGGGACTATGAGTGGCTTGGTGACAACACAACTTATTCTGATGAACTTGCTACTGGGGCAACCATAGTAGAACTAAGACGAGAGTATGATACGCGCAACGCAGGCTGGCGGGCAGAGATTGCCACAACGTCTGGTGATGCAGCGTACAACACATGGGTTGCCGCACGATCGACTTACCCTCCGTTGAACCTCCCTTGGTATTCTAACAAGACTGCTGCAGGTGCCTTCTCTGTCACTGACTTCCTTGAGATTGGTCAGGGTTCCTCGCTGATTGCTAACGGTTCATATGTGTACGATCTGTACGACATGGACCGTCAGACAAAGAGCGGTATTGCTAGTATTGAAAACTACACAGAGGCCACACGCTTCAAGGCATGTTCAACCTTCCAGTCTAGGGTATTCTACGCAGGTATGACCTCCACTAAGTGGGGCTCCACAGTGTTCTTTACTCGTGTCATTAACCAGACAGAAGACTTCGGTGAAGTACTACAGCGTAATGACCCTACTGCAGAGAGCTTCAGTGACCTACTGGCTGACGATGGTGGCTACATCACTATCCCTGAGGCATTCAACATTAAGAGACTACACGTCCTAGGCTCACAGATACTTGTGTTCGCTGAGAACGGCGTATGGTCTATTCGTGGTATCGACGATGCGTTCGACGCTACTGTCTACTCTGTACGTAAGCTGTCTGAGGATGGCATTGCATACGATGGTTCATTCCTAGTAGCAGAAAGCGGTCGCCCATACTGGTGGTCTACCTCCGGTATCCACACGATGACTGCCTCCGTAGAAGCACAGACGCTGACAGAGGAGAACATCTCTCTACCTACGATCCAGACATTCTTCGAGGCTATAGACGCAGGTAAGAAGGGGCAGGTGACTGCAGCCTATGATGCCTTTAACAGGCGTTTGGCTTGGTTCTTCCCTAGTAATGACGAGACGATCGACTATAAGCTCACTCGTGCGCTTTGGTTCGACGAGCAGATCGGTGCGTTCTACCCTTGGACGATTGCAGAGGATACTGCTGATAAGTACATCATTCAGCCCTACTACTCTGAGGGACTGTCAACATCTACACAGGACCTCGACGTCATTACTTCTGATGGTGACGCGGTTATAGACAGTTCGTCTGACATTGTGATTACCTCACGTACAGGCGCTGCCTTCTCGTCATCATCCCTAGTGTTCCTGACTAGGACAGACGTAGCTACAGACCGGGTCACGTTTGGGAAGTTCACCAACACAAACTTCTTGGACTGGGAGGCTGCAAACTATAGTAGCTTCATGGAGACTGAGTATGAGTTCGGTGGTGACTTAGCTAAACGCAAGTCGTTCATGTACTTACATACGTTCTGTAAGGTCACAGAAGACACGATCACAGGTAATGACGTAGATGGGTATGACTATACTCGCCCATCATCACTACTGGTCTCTCCCTTCTGGGACTTCAGGACAAGTGCATCTCAGACCGCAGTAGAAGCATACAGACTGAAGAACTTACCAATCCCAACAGGAATAGGTTCGTTACCTCCGCCTAGAACAGTAACAGTGTCACGCCTGAGGGTAAAAGGACGAGGACGTTCTATGCGCCTCAAGTTCGAAAGCTCCCAAGGTAAGGACTTTCACTTACTCGGCTATGACCTAATTGTAGGAAGTAATCCTCGACCATGAAGATTAGACCAGCAA